TTGCTGATCCTATGATAAAAAAACAAGTATTTACAAAACATGAAATTGAACAAATTAATAGATATATAAAAGTTCATGAGGAATCTGTAATTAGTTATGGGATTCTTTTTGGATTTCAAACTGGTATGAGAGTTGGAGAAATTGCTGCACTGAAATGGGAAGATGTTTTTGATGGTTCTGTTTATGTCCATCGTACCGAAGAAAGCTTCAAAGATGAAGATGGAATATATCAATATCAAGTAAGAGATTTTCCTAAAACTGGTGCCAGTGTAAGAGACGTAATTCTCACGCCAAAAGCTAAAGAGATATTAAATAGATTAAAACAACTTTCATATGGGAAAGAATATGTTTTTTCTGGAACAAGCGGCGAACGTACAAAAGCTGATATGTTTAGTAACAAATTGAGAAGAATTTGTATTGCTGTTGGTATTGAGCCTCGTACAATGCATAAAGCCAGGAAGACATATGCATCCAACTTATTCAAGAACCATGTCGATGAGGCACTGATTATCAGTCAGATGGGACATGTGGATATAGATACAACTAAAAACTTTTATAGATTTAATACGTCAGAGAACGATGAAGCGAGGAGGGCGATTTGTGGTGCTATTGAATATTAAGTAAGAGGTGACCCACAAGTGACCCAATTTTGACCCAAGAATATGCCACGAACCCGCATAAATAGGGCATTGTTTGAGGGAATAATGTCGTTCGAATCCCTTCTGGCGTATTTAAGGATCCGCTCTACAAGCGGGTTTGCTCGATTTTCACCCTGTATTTTGAGTCCCTAGTGACCCAAGGTGACCCAAGATTTGACCCAAGCATTTTGGCTGCTGAAAGGAGGAAAGTATGGGCGGTGATAGCCATTTTCCTTAATTCGGTAGGTCAAAAAAAGCGTATACATAAGATCGCAAATTTTTTACGGTTTTATGTATACGCTTTTTATTTTTTACTTGACTTTTGTTTACATCTTATCTATAATTAAAATAAATCTAACAGGAGGTATTAATGTTATGGCTGATGAGAAAAAACGAATTCGCAGATCTAAAAAAGAAATCCTAACAATTAAACTTGCAGCAGCGAATGAAAAAGTTGCTGATCTAAAAGCTAAGCTTGAAAAAGCTGAAGCTAATGTTGCAAAGTTTACTGAAGAACTCGCTATGGTTGATAATGTAGAACTTCGTAAAGCCAAAGAACAAGAGCAGAAGAAGATTGCTCAGTTCATTAAAGAAAAAGGCCTATCGCTCGAAGAGTTGGAAGCTCTTTTAAACAAATAAATGCTATTCCTCTCATATCAAAAAAAGGGAGTATCACATCTAAAAGACGTGACACTCCCTTTTGATTATTTCAATGGTTTAATATACTTAGCACTGGCATAGCCATACTTGCCATTATATTTAATAAAATACCATTTGTTACCTTCAGAATTAATTACCTCATCACAAACATCAACTTTCGTTCCACCCTCTAATACAGGATAAGATTTCAGTTTAGAAGCTGTAGTTTCAGGTTCAACTCTGATATTTAAATAAGAAGCAGTAATTTCACCGACAAACTTCGTATTGCGACTAATACCGCCAGTATTAGAAGATTCTTGAGTAGGCCAATATTTCTTCAGGCTTTCATAAACAAACTTCTGTCTGGTTTTATATGCACCGACTTGATTGCCAGTATCAGATTTACTTGCATTATAAGCGTTATCTAAATTATAAGGCTGCTTAGTCTTAGAAAACACTCTCTTCATAGCTCCTAAGCCTCCTTGATGTCGGTAATTGGCAAACATGCATTGAGCCTGATGATCGGTTACTCCAAGCTTTTCAGCTTCTCTTACAAATTGAGCCATTTGTTCAGCTGCCATTTCATCTTGAACACGAATGCCTACATCAGAAGAGATGATTCTTTGAATGCATTTTGCTTTAGCAGAACCTTTAAGAATTTTGTAATAACTCCAATTTCTTACAATTAAATCAGAAGCAATTTCTTCAGTATCTAATTCCGCAAATAATTCAGGATCAGCTTTTTTAATTCTCTTTAAAAGATCTCTAGCTTCTGTAGCGTAATGTTGATATTTACCAATGGTTATTCCATGTTCTTCGGAAGAATTGGCATAAGCTGGCGTGAAGTCCGCATAGTCACCTTCACCATATACCTGCCCGCCAGTTTCTACGGCACCAATAATATTTAATAATACTTTCATTTCATCTTTAGTTAAAGCCATAATACGCCTCCTTTTAGAAGTTGATATACTTCAGACTTACCCAGCCTTTAGATTTTGTATCATAGCCCCAAGTACCGTCTTCATTTACTTTCTTAATCTTAACAATAGTATTTTTATTAATGATTTTCTTAACAGCATTATCAGCACCAGCTTTTTCACGAACGTTAAGATAAGTAGCGGTTACTCTTCCTGTAATCTTAGTTAATTGTTTAATGTATTTTAAACTAACCCATCCAGATCCAATATAACCCCAACCATTAATTACTTTAGATACATAAACGAGATGTCCTGTTTTAATAACCTTTACAACATCAGTAGCTGTGCTTGAACCAGATCTAACATTTAAAGCAGAAGCGGTTACCATACCAAGATAAGAGGAAAATCCGTTTTGCTGTGTAACAGGTGTGCTTTGTTGTTCAGTAGATGGAATGGTAGATACTTCATTTTTAGTTCCATTTATTTCATAAACAGCTTCTACATGTCCGATCTGTAAAGGCCTAGAAGGATCGTTACCAACGAACAAAAGTGCATCAGCGACCTCCAATACTTCTGGATTGGTAATGTGTCCATTAGAAATCTTAACAGGAACTTCTTCAAAATCTTCAGACCAATAAATTCCAGCAGTAGATAACAAATCTACATCATAACCAATTCTTTCTAAAGCTGCACAATAACTGGAAGAACAGTCACTATAATAATATCCATCAGAATATTTTTTATAAACATAATAACGTTTGTCCTGGCTATAATAATTTCTTCCTAAAATGATTTTATAAGCGTCATGAAATTCTTTTCGTTTTTCATCAGTCATTTTCTTAAGACGCATTACTTTTACAATGCCTTTATGTTTTCCGTTTGAAGCAATAGAATTATATCTAGATTGAAAATATTCGGCCATGATTTTAGTGGAAGGCCGCCCAGAACCATGACCACAAATAATAATATCAGTTTCTTTAATTGCCATAAAATTCACACTCCCTTAACCAACAGGATTAGTATCAGTACAATCTGTTTCCTCGATAAAAGGATCAGTAACTACAGTTGATCCATTGTTAAATTGTTCTTTGGCAGTGCTAGTTACTAAATCTAAATCATGTACAGCAGACTCAATAAATGCTTCTACTTCAGAAGTAATCATTATATTTTTACTTCTTAAATAATTTATTACATACTGCTTTTTATCTAATCCAGACATATCCATAGATTCGGCTAATTTTTCAGCAGCATTTACACCTATAGATACAATGCGATATAATCTTTTCTCTTTTAACCAAGGAACCATATCAACTTTTATCCAGGGGATTATTACAGAAGCAACAATGACAGATATAATAGCAGCCACGACTTGTAAACCATTTGTAACTAAAATAGATAAAATACTTTCCATTACCATAATTTTTCCCTCCTTTTATGATTGTGTAGAACTATCACGGTTCTTTATAGGTAACGCCAAAACTTCTGGATAAATCTTTTCATCCACTACACCGTCACCACCAGCATTTTTATATATGTGTACAATTTCAATAAATCTATCTAATTCTGTTTGCGATATAAAACCATTTTTCATTGCGTCATGATAAATTCTAAAAATAGATCCTTTGTAAGTATCTATAGTGTTTTTCGCTTGATTACTTTGTACTTCTTTAATTAGAATAATTGCTTGTTTTAATTCTTCCCCGATTTCATTGAGTTTATTGAACTGCCAAGTGTCATGCTTCTCTAAAACCTTAACCCTATTTTCGATCTCCTCATCTTTATTCTCTGCTTCATTTCGAACATTATAATAGCCGTTAAGTCGATCTTTGATCCACTTAACGGCTGCGTATAATTCTTTAATAAGCAAAAAAGTTACAAGGAGCGCAAAGATGACAACAATGACTGGTGAGTCAGTTGCCATAATAGTTGATATTAGTCCGTCCATATTAAACTCCTTTCAATTGTTGCTCTAATATTGTTATCTTCTCTTTTAACTCCTTGTTTTCTTCTTCTAACTGAGTAATACGATCTTCATGATCTAAAAGATGTTTTACGTTCTTTTGGATCATATGAGTGTTTAAAGATACAAATTCACTGTATCTAAGATAATATTGAGTATTTGTATCTTCAAATGGATTGTAATTCAATTTTTCTAAACATTCTTTCACACGAGGGTGATCATCTATAACGAGTCCAGCAAAATCTAATGTTGTTAATCCGTTTTCAGTTAAAGCATCCTCAATTTCCTGTGCTACAAAGCCTGTATGATAACGATTAGAATCACCATCTATCATTTTAAATAATGAAGGCTTTAATGACATAAAGAAATCTTCATAACGAGAATCATAAGTTGCAAAATCTTTCTTTAAGCGTTTATCTGATGTAATAGCAGTTGAACCGACATATGAATTTGAAGGAAGATATGCTTTGTTAGCATATAAATATAAAAGACTTTGGTTGTTTTCTTTATATTCCGTTAAGATTGGATAATCATTGTGACTTAATACTAATGCACTAGTATTTACAGTTGCTGTGGAATAACTAGTTACTCCTAAAGCGCCAGTAGCCTCTATTGTAGCGTTTAATTGGTGCCTCATAGTAATACCAGCTTTAACAGATAAGTCTTGTCCCATTAAACTACCACCACTTGGTAACACATCTACTTGAGAACCATCAAGTGTGACACTTATATGTTGTACATTATCTGGAGAATAAACATATATTACATTAATGCTACCCCAACCACCATTTTTATAAACATATATATCCCAAGTGCTGGTAGCAGCTTTATGCATAAAAGCACTAACATCACCATCGGTAGCTTCTTCAATAAAACTTCTTACATTAGGATCTGTATTGTTAACATCTTCAAATTGAATATGTAGCTTGCGTATAGCCCTGTCCCCTCTCCTGGAATATGCAATCTCGATAGGTCTGTTTGAATGAGCATATGAAACAACAAGTCTTGCAATTTTAATATATCCATCTGTACCTGCCGTACCAATCATATATCGTCCTTTAAGTTTAGCATTATTTATATCAACATCATAAGCGCCTTCAATAGTCCCTTCATAAGGAGATATAGTTAAAATACTACCATTACCAGTTTTAGTGGTTCCATCAGCAGAGGGTAATCCAAACACTCGGAGTGTATTATAATATTGATCTAAACCAATACCACCTTGTGTAGCATTCGCTACAGAAGCATTTAAATGTATTTCCCCACCTTCGTTTGTGGCAGGAGTGATATGTAAAGTACCGTTACTTTGAAAATTAGCACGGCCATTTAAGAAATTAATACCTGTTGTATTTTCGTAGCCTAAATGCAAAATACCACTACTGGCTGATATACTAATATTACCATTATTATGGTTTCTAATTAAAGGATATGGCGTGGTGCCTTTAACATTGCTAATCAATGTCATATCAGAAGCCGTATCAAACATAATAGATGATTTAGTCATGCTAATATTATTATATTGAATATTAACACTAGCAGTAGGATTTAAATAAGTATCTTTCACAATAATTTGAGAATTAACTACATGAAGATTACCATTTAATGTACCGCCAGCTTCATCTAATACTCTGTGCCAACTTTGCCAAGTGCCATTATTCTTTCCTCTTACACTTAAATGACCTGTTCTATAATCACCAAATATTTGATGCTGCCAAGATGCATTATAATATTGAGTATATAAAGCGCCATCAGTTTGTTGATAATTCCAATCAGCTCTGGTTTGACCA